TAGATTTCCGTGAACGGTATGAAGACCCGGTCGAGTCTACGCGGGCGGCCATGGATGGCCACCAGACCACGATCTGGACGGCGCTCCCGGGTATTATCAGCAAGTTCGATGCGGAAAAGCTGACAGTCGAGGTTCAGCCCTCGATCAACGTGTTGCGTACCGGCGCCAACAAGGAACAGCGCTGGGAGCGCCTCCCCGTCCTACCTGACGTTCCAGTGGTCTTCCCACGCGGCGGCAAGTACGCACTGACCTTCCCGATCACCCAGGGCGATGAGTGCCTGGTGGTGTTCTCCAGCCGTTGCATCGATAACTGGTGGAATGATGGGGATGTGCAGAATCAGCGTGAGCTGCGCATGCATGACCTGTCTGATGGGTTCTGCATCCCTGGTCCTTGGAGCCAAAAGACTAAGATCGACAAGGTGTCGACCAACACCACGCAGCTGCGTACGTCGGACGGCAAGATCTATGTCGAGATTGATAATGATAACGAGAAAATCCGGCTGGTGGACAATGATATCACCATTGAGATCGATCACAAGAACTCAGTTATCAACATGAATGGCGCCACTACAATAAACATCAACGCTAAAAACGAAATCAATATCACCGCGCAGAACACGATTAACCTGCGCGCCAATCGGATCAACGAGAACTAGATGGCATCTAATCCAGGTTGGCCCTTCGGCTTCATTCCCACTGCTGCCGAGTGGAATGGGGAGTTTGGGCTCAAGGCGGACGAAAGCGAAATTGTCGCTTGGCTGCCCAACTATGCCGGCCTGCGCGCGAACACCTTGTTCACTGCGCCGCTCTTCCTGAAGGGTGCTGCTACTGACCGGGATGGCGGCGAAGGCATCTATGTCTGGAACAGCACCGACACCACCACGCCGGACAATGGTGGTACAGTCATCATCGATGCGTCGGGCCGGCGCTGGTTCCGCTCATATAGCAGCGAAGGCGTGGACATCCGCTGGTTTGGCGCCCGAGGTGATGGCATCACCGACAACACAGGCGCCATCCAGGCGGCGGTTAACACTGGCCTCACTGTTTTTATTCCGATCGGCAATTTTCTCGTCAACAATCCGATCACCTGCAGCGTTCCAGGCCAAAAGATTTATGGCTCCGATCGGCTCAAGTCCCTGATCTATATCAACCCCACATTCAATATGGGGGCGATCGCCGTATTCGTCGTTACCACAGGCGAGCCAGGGCCGGTTTTTCAGAACTTCGGGGTGTACTACACCAGAGTAGGCAACCCGAACGACCTCACAGCCTATCCACCGACCTTCTCGGCGATTACCTGCCCCCGCACCATGTGGCGGTACATACGCGTGGTTTGCGCGACGACTTGTATCGATATGCGCGGCAACTCTGGCGGCAGCAACATCATCGAATGCGAGTTTTCGTTCCTAGCGCGCGGGGTCCGGCTGGACGGCTCTCTGGATACGGTTAGGGTCAGCAAGTGCCACTTCTGGCCGTTCGGCATGAATGAGAACACGCCGCTGACTGGGGCGCAACTAGATGCCATGCAAGCATCGGCCTTTGGCATCCATAGCGGCCGCATGGACGATCTGGCGATCGATAATACTCTGTTTTTCAATCTGTATGGACTGGTGACCTATTGGGGCGACTTTTTGCCGGATTTCCCCGGTCCGACTGGCGCCATACTGAACGGCGTGGCCTTTGACACCAACGGAGGCATCAACCAGACTGCCGGCAACATTACCTGCGCCGGTTGCACATTCAGCGCGGGTACGTCGTGGAGCCAGCCGATCGCGGTAATTGCCGGGTCAGGGCCGACGCAGACCGCGACGATGGTGCTGAGCGGCTGTTTATTCTTCACCCCCGGCTTTCAAAACCCGCCTGGCGCGGTTGTTAATATTCTTGGCAACGGCAATTTTGCACACGTCACAATTACCGGCTGTTTCTTCGATTTGAGCTTCAATCTCACTGGATATTCGGCTATAGCTGCGGGCGATTATTCTCAGGTTTCTCTCACTGGTAATCGGTTTCAGGTCGATGGGCAGACCTCGAGGGCTCTCCCGGTCATTGATTTATCTGGTACGGTCGGTTCGCAATACTGTGTGGTCGGCAATGTGGTCGCTCCTTCGCCACAGGGCGGAGCCACAGGCAACGCCTTGTTGGTCGCTACCGACTTTTCCAACATCATCAGCGGCAATGATTTCAGCGGCTGGAACGTAAGTCTACCAATTGGGCACATAAATACCAACGTCGGCGGCAATGTCGGCCTGGTGAGCGGGCTTAGCCAGAACGTGACAAGTGGCCGTGCGCTCGGCGCGCAGGAGGTCAATCTTCGTGCTCAAAGCGCCATGGTCAACGTCTCCGTTTCATCCCCGGTCGCCTGTGTGATCAACGCCTTTATTAATGGGATTGTGGTCGCCACGCAGACATTTAACAATGCGTGGGGATCGCTGGCGTTCGTTGTGCCTTCTGGGGCACGTTTTGCCGTGACCACTGACACCGGAACACTGCAGCTATGGACTGAACAAGCGATCTAAATGTCTGGTATTGGCACCCCCGATGGCGCCATTGGTCGACTTGCGATCGCCATCAGCGCAATCGGGGCTGGCGGGCCTCCAGGACCACCACCTCCACCGCCCCCAGGGCCACCGCCGCCTCCTCTGCCGCCTCCTCCACCGCCAGTTACTGGGGAGTTCTCGTCAGAATTTTCAGATGAGTTTTTCCACGCCGTTGGGCCGGTGCCGCCGCCGCCTCCAGTTCCACCGCCGCCACCACCTGTACCCCCTCCACCGCCGCCCCCAGGGCCACCACCACCGCCTCCTCCAGTTCCACCGCCCCCACCACCGGTACCACCGCCTCCACCGCCTGTACCCCCTCCACCGCCGCCTGTACCGCCACCACCGCCGCCTCCAGTACCGCCTCCACCACCACCTCCAAATTCTATTGCGGAATCGCCAGACGGCACGTCAGTGACCACGGTGGGGCCGGTGCTCTTTTCATCGCAGGTACCCGGTAGCCAAGCGCCAACTGGGCCGTCTGATGCCTGGGCATTGAATATCGCGACGCAGGTCGTCCTCAACGGCGTCGCTGATCTGACCACCACCAATGCCGTCCAGCTTTATTATCACAACCACTATGTCTACTACGAAAAGACCGACTTGGCGCCAAACCCGGCGGTGCCGCGAGCACCCCCAGGCCTGTCGTGGTATCGGTGGGATGGTACTAGCTGGAACCTAACCGACTCACCGCTCGTAGGTGCCGGGCAGCCGGTAGCGCGCCTTGGAGACCGCTCTAGTCACGGCGGCGTCATCATTAATGGGTCGACCACAGTCTTTGCCGACGGTATCGGTGCAACGCGGCAAGGCCACATGCATAGTTGTCCGATCCAGGGGCATGGCATCACCGCGCTGTCGTCATCAAGCAGGACTTCTGTTGATGGTCTGCCGAGGGTTCGAGTAGGCGACGTCGCGGGCTGCGGTGCAGTGATTATTCAGGGCAGCCCGCACACGTCGGCAGATTAGCTTTTTTGTGCGGCCTCTCGGATAATGGTCCGCATGATGTGACGCTTCTCCTCCTCATTGAGGAGGCGATAAAGGCCGATCAACGCGACCTCATCCAGCTCATATGCCTCGCCGCCAGCGCTTGGCTTGCCGCCGGCTTTCCCCGGCTCCAATAGATCTGACACTTCGCATTGGAGCGCTTCGGCGATGGCAGGTAAATACTTGATGCTTGGTGTGCTTGAGCGGCCCTGGAAGAGGTCACGGAAATAGGTCTCGTTCCTGCCTATCGCTGCCGCTAAAGACGTTGGAGTCAGGCCGAGCTTCATCATGCGCTCGTAGATTGCGCGCACCTGCGGGCTGGCACTGGGGGCGAGGCGTGGGGCGTGGGACATTCCTAGTAGGGGCTAGCCCACCAGTGGGTGGGGTATGAATACGATCTCGGTGCCAGCTGCCGTATTGGTCATGGAGGCAGTCATTCCAGCTGGCATATGCTCGTGGACAGACCAGAGCGGTGGACCACGCTCTAGTGAGAGCAGCAGCATGTCCCCGCGGATATCCATCTCGGCGGCGTGGATGCCGTCAAGCAGAAGAGTGGCGGTCTTGCCCGACTGGGAGACGTAGTCGCCGGGTGCGATGTCCAGCTTTGCCTTGAAGGTTTCCGGGTGAACCAGCTCAGTGCGGACATCCTGGGTGTTAAACGTAAGCTTTACAGTCTGGCCCTTGTCGACTGCTCCACTGATCGTCTGCACGCCCACCCTGTCATGGTACTGATTCATCTCCAGGGTCCCGTGCCCGTTTACGTGGGCCGAGATACTGCCATCAGCGATGATGATATCGCCATTATTAGTGAGTGTGCCCGGGCCGTTGATATGTCCGCTGTAGGCGAACTCCATCTTGCCGGTGACCACGAGGGTGGGGGGCCCACGCTCACCAACCCCCACAATATTAACGTCGCCCTGGACCATGCGTAGATTGTCGGCAGTTAGGTAGTCCTTGCCCTCGTCACCGTACGCGTTAACTGTGAACCCATAGTTGAAGTTGCTATAAGTGTGGTTCGCCGGAGTAGCGCCCGCCACGCCGAGAGTGGCACCGCCACTGACCAGGTTCAACGTAATCGGGCCGGTGGCCAGTTGGTTAACGCCGGGGCCTAGATGGAGTTCGGCAGGCAGTTTGGAATCGATGATATCCATCTGCCCGGCCACCATGATTAGATTATCGCCGGCCTGTGGTGTTCCAGTCGGTGTCCAGTTTTGCGGCGCCCTCCACGAGAAGATGGGCAAGCTGCTCCCCACCTGGACCCAAGTTTTCGTCGTCATTATTCCTCTCCTAGACCCAGGCTTTGCTGGGCACGAACAGTTATATGGCACGTCCCGCCAATAATTGCACCGGGAAATTATCCCTGTGACTTTTCCCCCGGCTAACCTGTTGGAAACATTGGAAAGCCAATGAGATATCGCCTGCTCGACGCCCAAGGAGATTACAGCTTTGGCCACGGCCAGAGCGATTTTTTAATAAATACGCCCGAGACCGTGGCCCAGGCGGTCAAGACTCGGATGCTGCTCTGGCTGGGCGAGTGGTTCCTCGACACCCGCGACGGGACTGACTGGAACAACAGCGTTCTGGGCAAGTACACCGAGGCCACACGTGACGCGGTGATCCGGGAGCGGATCCTGGACACACCCGGCGTCAACAGCATCCTCACGTACAGCTCGAACTTCGACGGCAACACGCGCCGATTCAACGTCACCGTAGCGATCGACACGATCTACGGCATCGTCCCCAACTGGCAGCTCTCGTTGCCCACCGCGAAATAAGGACAGCTCGTGGCGTCACCTACTTCCTGCTGGGTAGATGAGACCGGCATCCACGCACCTACCTTCGATGCCATTATGGCCTATCTGCAAGGGCAGGTCCGTGCCATCTTCGGCAGCGATGTGTACCTAGGCAACGACTCGCAGGACCAGCAAATCCTGGGCATCCTTGCCACAGCATACTATGACACCAACTCTGCTACTATCGCCGTTTATAATAACTTCAGCCCGGCAACTGCCCTTGGCGTCGGTCTGAGCTCCATGGTCAAGATCAACGGGCTAGCACGCAAGCTGCCGACCAACAGCACGGTTGATCTCACTGTTATCGGTGTGCCGGGCACAGTTATCATTAATGGCGCGGCGACCGACACCAATCAGAACTTTCGTTGGCTGCTGCCGAGCCCGGTAACGATTCCAAGTACCGGCGCTGCTATTGTCACCGCGACGGCCGAGCAAAAAGGCCTGATCCGGGCGGTGATGCACACTATCACACGCATCGCCACACCGACCTTCGGCTGGCAGACAGTGACCAATGATGTCGATGCTAATCCAGGTGAGCCACTAGAATCTGACGTTGATCTGCGTAGCCGCCAGACCGTGTCAACCATGCTGGCGAGTGTCACCGCGCTAGATGGCATGACTGGCTCAGTGTTGGATATCACCGGCGTCACCCGTACCACTGTTATTGAGAACGATACCAGCGCCACCAACCCATTCGGCGTGCCTAGCCACTCGGTCTGCTACGTGGTGGAGGGTGGCGACGCCACGCAGATCGGTACCGCGATCGCTCGCCACAAGACGCCTGGTGCTGGGACCTATGGTGGAGCGCCAGGCGATCCTAACACAATCACTGTGCAGATCCCCGATCAGTGGAATATCCCACATCCGATCTCATTCCGCCGGCCACGTTACGCCACGATCTTCTGTGAGATCCAGATCCAGGTCGAGATCAACGGTCCCTATAATTCCGGCATCGGTGATACAATAATTAATGCCGTCGTCAATTATCTCAACGACCGGCCAATCGGCCAGACTGTGTTCTACACCCGCTTGGTCGGTGCGATCATGGCACTGCCTCCTGCGTTGGTGAACTCCTTCAATTTAATGACCATCCTGACGGGGCGTGCTTTGCCAGTTACCACGGCGCAGGATCTAACGATGGGGTTCGACGAGACGACCTCGGCACGCTACGGGCAACCGCCCGGCGGCACTGTCTGGCTACGAATCAATAATACCTCCCTGTATCCATGAGCGCTGTCCCTACAATTGACGACTATGTAGCGCTGATCACCAGTGAACACCGTGACACGCCTCCCGACATCAATAAGCCACGGCTCACTACGTTCCTAAAAGCGCTAGTACAACCGCTGATGGACGCGCAAGCGTTCCTGCGTGGGCTGTTGTTCGACTTCGATTTGGACACTGCGGTCGGTGTTCAGTTGGATGCGGTCGGTCAGTGGATCGGCCGTTCGCGCTTTGTCGAACAGCTCGGCATCTCTACCCCGACGGCGTTTTCGTTCGACACCGCAAACCTTGGCTTCGATCAGGGCTTTTGGGACGGCGGCGCGTCGGCGGTTCCCATCACCGCGTTTTTCCGGCTCGACGATGTCACCTATCGCGCCGGCCTGTACGCCAAGGTTATCTTAAATAATAGCGGCCGCGGCACGTTCTTGGAAAACCGGCCGATCGAGCTGTACGCGCACGCCATTCAGACCTTCCTGGACGTCATTCTACCTGGCTCATTCGTTCAGATATTCGATAACTATGATATGACCATGACGGTAGCGGTGTCTGGCATCCAGCCGCCGCCTCTGGTCCAGAGCTTGTTGGTCAGTGGATACGTGCCGATCAAGCCGGAAGGTGTACGGGTCAATTGGCAGTTTCAGACCATCGCAGGCAGGCTGTTCGGCTTCGATAGCGACACCTCGGCGATTGCTGGGTTTGATCTTGGTGTCTGGACCGGTGATGCACTTAATCCGCAGATCCCTGGGGCGCCACACAACCTCACCACGACGCTGATCAACTCGAGCCAAGCACACCTTGCGTGGCAGGCGCCGACGATCGGCACGCCTTCATTCGAATACCAGTTGCTCTATCAGCTGGGCAATGGCTCTGGCGTTTACAGCCTGTTCGGCCAGCTGACGTTCTCGACTGACGAATTGGCCAGCAACCTGTCGCCGTCAACTCAGTACACCTTCGAGGTCTATGCATTGAATGCATTCGGTAGCGGGCCGGTGTCGAACCCGGTGACGTTCACTACATTGGCCGCACCCCCACCACCTCCACCGCCGCCTGTACCACCTCCACCACCGCCTGTACCGCCCCCACCACCACCAGTACCACCCCCACCAACGCCTCCTCCACCCACGCCGCCACCTCCAACCCCGCCACCTCCGCCGCCTCCTCCAGGCGGGGCGCAGATTATTATCAATCCGCTACCTACTGAGCCGACAGGGGCGCCGTTCACTGTCACTGGCCAGTTGATCGGCTACTCCAGCCCGCCAGCGCTGTTCTACGAGGACGATGGTACGTTGGCGGCGGTCAGTGGCGTGACTGACAGTGAGACCGACACGTCGGTTACGCTGTCATGGAGTGCCGATACGCCGATCACGCTGCATCCGCTGTCTGGCTCGGTAACCACCACAACGTTCTCGTTCACACATCCAGCAATGGCGCAAGGCCAGCACACGCTCGGCGTCACCGACGGGGCGGTGCATGGAAATATCATTTATGCAGTCTCCGGCGCATCACCGGCGATCGTTATCAACTTCATCGGTTCGGTCCCGACCAACAACGCATTCACCGTCTCCGGCATACTGTCCGGCTACAGCAGCCCGCCGAGCCTGCAGTACACCGACGATCCGGCGCTGCTGCCAGTTGGCGGTGTAACCGAGACGCAGAGCACGAACTCTATCTCGCTGAACTGGAACACAGAAACCCCAGTTACCTATCTACCACTGCCCAACGGAAGCCCGACGCCGACCACTGCGTTTACGTTCACCCATCCTGGACGGACGACGGGGTCGCACGTTCTCGAAATCACCGACGGCGTGTATGTTGCCTCGGCGACGTACACGGTTGGCGCGAATACCTCAGTGCCTGGCGCGCCGATTAATCTGGCGTTCGCAGCACCGACCACCAGCAGCGTTAATATCGAACTTGACCCGCCGATCACCGGCGGCCCGATGGATCAGGGCGGATATACGGTGATCTACCGGCCACATGCGGCGCCCCCACCGCCTCCACCACCACCGCCGCCGCCGCCCGCCAGTGAGATTGCCAGCGCTACATTTACCAGCGTTCCTGTCGGCGCCAACACTCAGTACACCATCAGGCTGAGCAACATCGGTCCGGTCCCGATCCATACGTTCTGGTTTGCTTGGGACGATGTCCCCGACGCAAACTTCATGAGCGCGGTACCCGCCAACATTGTCTCGCCTGCTGGCTTTACTGCAGCAGTCACCCACAATGCCGGTGCAGATGGTTATGGGATCCAGTGGTTCTCGAGCACCACGGGCCTCCCAATTAATGCTAACGCGAACTTTGTGTTCACCTCGAGCATGACGCCTACCCAGATGAGTGGGCAGTCAACGATCAATCCGACCTTCCGAGTTACGTCCTCGTTTGTTTATGCGGGAGGTCCGCTCACCGATCCTGGCTACAATCTAATTGTCAACGCCGCCGCACC